AAAGGAAGCAAGAAAGCCAAGCAAGAGGGTACTAAACTAAAAGCACTGGAACTGATGGGCAAAGCCTGTGGGCTGTTCACCCCGACAGACGTGCAAGACAAGGCAGTGATCACCGCAGATCAATTGAAGCGGGAACTTGCAGGGCACATTAAGTTACTAGAGCAGGGCAAGGCTTCTGTGCTTGACGTAGACGCAAAGCGTTTAAACGAGAGGATATTAGTAGCGCAGGAGGGCGTGTAAACGTGGGCGTGGGCGTGACCCACCCGCCCCCGACCCCCACTTGTGGCGAGCCGACACCCCTCCCGCGTATACGCTCTAATCCACACACCCAAATACATTCCACAGGAAAGCCCCCCCTTCCTTTTCCAATCCTCACCCCCCGGGGGTATATATATTTTCAGAAAAGGTATTGCGAACGTTCGTGTTTGCGTTTAAACTTAAAGAATGAGCAAACGTAGGCAGTTAGTATTAGAGTTCATCCGTGCCTACATCAGGTTGCACGGTGTATCTCCGTCTTATGAGGTTATTGCTAAGGGTATTGGATTGAAATCTAAGTCAAACATCCACAGGATTGTTCATCGGTTAAAGACCGACGGGCACATTGTGACCAAGCCTTATAAGTTCCATGCTATTAAGTTAGTGGATACTTCGGTAAAGGCTGTAGCACGTCTATGAGTCTACTGACCCACGCAGAGATTAAGAAGTACATGGCAATGGTTCCCAAGGCATCTCCTGAGAACCGTGCAAAGATTCAGGCTTTGCTGGAGATGGACAAAATTGAAAGATCCAAAGAATCCTTTTTGTACTTCGTGACCCAGATGTGGCCCATCTTCATATCGGGATCCCACCACAAGATCATGTCTGATGCTTTTGAGCGGGTAGCTAACGGGGAGCTTAAGCGTTTAATCATTAACATGCCTCCTAGGCATACCAAGTCTGAGTTTGCTTCCTTCCTGTTGCCTGCGTGGTTTCTGGGGAAGTTTCCTCAGAAGAAGATCATTCAGACTGCACACACCGCAGAGCTTGCCACAGGTTTTGGACGAAAGGTTAGGAATCTTGTTTCATCTGAACAGTATCAGAAGGTATTTCAGACTAAGCTATCGAGCGATTCAAAAGCCGCAGGTCGCTGGAATACTAACGTGGGTGGTGATTATTTCGCTATTGGCGTTGGGGGTGCTGTCACAGGTAAAGGAGCCGATCTTTTAATTATTGATGACCCCCATTCTGAGCAGGAAGCCAAGCAAGCCAACCCCGCAGTGTTTGATGGAGTGTATGAATGGTTCACTTCCGGCCCCCGTCAGCGATTGCAACCCGGCGGAGCCATCATTATTGTGATGACTCGGTGGTCTAAGCGAGATTTAACCGGTCAGATCCTCAAAAACTCCGACAAAGATGGCGTAGATCAGTGGGAAGTCATTGATTTTCCCGCGATTATGCCCAACGGGAACCCTTTATGGCCCGGATTCTGGTCTAAAACGGCTCTAGAAGCCCTAAAAGCCGAACTTCCGGTCGCTAAATGGGAAGCGCAGTACCAACAGAACCCCACATCCGAGGAAGGCGCAATCATTAAGCGCGAACATTGGATGATTTGGGAGGAAAAACGACCCCCTGAGTGCGAATACATCATTCAATCTTGGGATACTGCGTTTGAAAAGAACAACCGCGCCGACTATTCAGCCTGTACAACGTGGGGTGTCTTCCAACATCCCGATAAAAACGGCAATCTGAAGGCCAACATCATTCTTCTGGACGCATTCAAAGAGCGTATGGAGTTTCCTGATCTAAAGCGCAAGGCTTTAGAGATATACAAGGAATATGAACCCGACACTTTGATTGTGGAGAAGCGAGCAGCAGGCGCTCCCTTGATCTACGAGATGAGAAAGATGGGAATTCCTGTCGCGGAGTATACGCCGGGCAAAGGAAACGATAAGATATCGCGTGTAAACGCTATCTCTGCTTTGTTTGAATCTGGCATGGTGTGGTGTCCTGAGACCCGATGGGCTGAAGAAGTGATGGATGAGTTGGCTTCTTTCCCTAATGGAGACCACGACGACCTTGTTGACTCAAGCAGTCAGGCTTTGATGCGGTTTCGCTTGGGAGGCTTTATCTCCATCGATTCTGATGAAGAAGATGAGCCTTTTTACACCCGTAGAAAAGTAGAGTACTACTAAGGAACAATATGAGCATTGAACAGTCCCTGAGCCAAGCCCCATTGGGCCTGCAAGACATTGAAATTGATGAAACACCCGCAGTTGAGATTGAAATTGTCAATCCAGAGGGTGTCAAGATTGGTATTGACGGCGTAGAGATTGACCTTCTACCCGAGACCGATGAAGAAGATTTCTCAGACAATCTTGCCGAGTACATGGATGATAGTGAACTCCAGAAGATTGCCAGTGATTTGATTGAAATGGTAGACACAGACGTTAACTCCCGTAAAGACTGGGTGGAGATGTATGTCAAAGGTCTTGATGTTTTAGGAATGAAATATGAAGAACGAACAGAACCTTGGCTTGGAGCCTGTGGAGTTTTTTCTACAGTACTTACTGAAGCGGCGGTCAGGTTTCAAAGTGAAACGATTATTGAAACGTTCCCGGCTCAAGGCCCTGTCAAAACGGAAATCATTGGTGCAATTGATAAACTTAAAGAAGAGGCTGCGGAGCGTGTCAAAGATGACATGAACTACAGACTGACAGAAGGGATGCCTGAGTATCGACCAGAGCATGAACGCCTTCTGTACTCTCTAGGTCTGGCTGGCGCAGCTTTCAAAAAGGTCTACTACGATCCTTCCTTGGGACGGCAAGCTTCCATCTTCATCCCCGCAGAGGATGTAATCATTCCTTACGGCGCTTCTAGTGCCATGACATCTGAGCGTGTGACTCACATCATGCGCAAAACAAAGAATGACATCCGCAAGCTTCAAGTATCGGGTTTCTACCTAGACAAGGAACTTGGCGAACCTCTTCAGTTCTACACTGACGTAGAAAAAAAGAAAGCTGAAGACCAAGGCTACAACCTTAACGACGACGACCGCTACCAGATCTATGAGATCCACGTAGACTACGATCTTCCGGGCTATGAAGACGAAGACGGCATTGCTCTTCCTTACGTTATCACCCTAGAGCGTGGTACAACTGAGATTCTCTCTATCCGCAGAAACTGGGATGAAGACGACAAACACAAACTTAAGCGCCAGCATTTCGTCCAGTACACCTACGTTCCCGGATTTGGAGCTTATGGTCTAGGTTTGATTCACCTGATCGGTGGTTATGCCCGTGCAGGTACATCTATCATTCGTCAGTTGGTGGACGCAGGTACATTGTCTAATCTGCCCGGAGGTTTGAAGACTCGGGGACTACGGATTAAGGGAGATGACACCCCCATCCAGCCGGGTGAGTTCCGTGATGTGGACGTGCCGAGTGGTTCTGTCAAAGAGAACATCATGGCCCTGCCATACAAGGAACCTTCTCAGGTTCTCTTGGCTCTGTTAAATCAAATCACAGACGAAGGCAGAAGACTCGGCTCAATCGCAGATATGAACATCAGCGATATGTCAGCTAACTCTCCGGTTGGTACAACTTTGGCATTACTTGAGCGCCAGCTTAAGACAATGTCTGCGGTACAAGCTCGTGTTCATTATTCAATGAAACAAGAGTTTAAACTGCTCAAAGAAATCATTCGTGATTACATGCCAGAGGACTATGAATACACCCCAGTATTTGGCACTCCCCAAGCTAAACGGGCTGACTATGACATGGTGGATGTTATCCCGGTATCAGATCCTAATTCCGCCACAATGGCTCAACGGATCATGCAGTACCAAGCAGTCATTCAGTTGGCTCAAGGCGCTCCACAGATCTACAACCTGCCTTTGCTGCACCGCCAGATGATTGAAGTCTTAGGCGTTAAGAATGCGGATAAGCTTGTACCTGTAGATGATGACCTAACACCACGAGATCCAATCTCAGAGAATATGGCTTTCTTGACTGGAAAGCCAACTAAAGCATTCATTTACCAAGATCACGACGCACACATTGCTGTACACACATCAATGATGCAGGATCCAATGGTGATGGGTCAAATGGGGCAGAACCCAATGGCTCAACAGATGCAGGCTGCAATCATGGCTCACGTAGCTGAACACATTGCCTTCCAGTACAGAACCAAGATTGAGCAACGCCTTGGCGCTACCCTGCCGATGCCAAACATTGAGATGCCCGAGGATGTAGAAGTGCAACTCTCAAAGCTCGTTGCGCAGGCGGCAAAACAACTCTTGGACATCAACAAGAATCAAGCAGCCCAACAGCAAGCCCAACAGCAGATGCAAGATCCCGTCATGCAGATGCAGCAAGCCGAGTTGCAAATCAAGCAACAAGATGCTCAAACCAAAGCGCAGAAAGTTCAAGGCGACTTGGCTATTAAGCAGGCAGAGCTTCAACTCAAAATGGCGCAGATGCAAGGCGCACAAGGGGAAGACCCCGCCGCTGCCGCACAAAAAGCCCAGCAAGACATTGCAATCGATGCCATGAAGAAACAGGCAGAAATGCGCATGTCTGAACAGCAACACCAGCAACAGTTGGAACACAACCAACAGACGCAGGATTTGCAGGCTAAACAACAGCTTTTACAAATGATGTTGAATGCAAAACGTACCGGAGATAAATGATGACTCAACTTCTTGATGCTTTAAACAAAAGACTTGATGAACACGTCAAGGAGTTGGTCACTGTTGTCAGTGAGGGTGGTGCTAAATCCCACGATCACTACAAAGAACTGTGCGGGACAATCCGAGGTCTGCAAACCGCGCAGTATGAACTTGCTGACCTTGTGCGTAAAACGAAAGACTATGAAGATGACTGAATTTGATGTCAGCGCGGTTGATCTAAGTGGAGTGCTTAACACCTCCCCTGAAGAGAAAGCCAAACAAGTACCCGATCCGGCTACTTACCACCTCCTCTGTATGCTTCCCAAAGCAGAAGATGAATACAGCGAAACAGGGATCCTTAAATCCGCAACTGCAATTCTTCACGAGGAGCTTCTTTCCCCCGTGTTATTTGTAGCCAAGATTGGCCCTGATGCATTTAAAGACGCAACCCGATTTCCCTCTGGCCCGTCCTGTAAGGTTGGAGACTTTGTGTTAGTACGTCCTAACACGGGAACCCGCATGAAGATTCACGGCACGGAGTGGAGATTGATTAACGACGACTCTGTTCAGGCAGTTGTGCAAGATCCTCGCGGTATCCAACGTCCACATTAAGGAGAAATCATGGCTGAAATTGAAAAAACAGAATTTGAGTTTCCTGATGAAAAGGAAGAGAACCTTCGTAAGGGTGGGAAAGTCGTAACCCCAGAGGAAGACGACAAGCCTGAAATTGAAGTCGTAGACGATACCCCGGAAGAGGATCGTTACCGCACTCCAATGAAAGAGGCTCCGCAAGATCCTACGGAAGAGGAATTAGCAACCTACTCTGAGAGCGTCAAGAATAGGTTTAAACACTTCACCAAGGGATATCACGAAGAACGCAGAGCTAAAGAGTCTGCCGAGCGTGAAAAAGAAGAGGCTCTTCGCCTTGCTCAGGCAATGTTTGAAGAAAACAAAAAGCTTAAAGGCTCTGTCAATCAAGGACAAACTGTCCTCTTGGAACAAGCCAAGAAGGTCATTAACTCCGAGATTGAAGAAGCTAAACGGCTTTATAAAGAAGCTTACGAGTCTGGAGATGCTGATAAGTTATTGGATGCTCAGGAAGCACTCACTACTGCCAGAATCCGCGCAGATAAAGTAAATAATTTTAAGCCTGCCCCTTTACAAGAGGAAGAAACTCCTGTACAAATAGCACCACAACCTCAACAGGCAGCGCCCGTTGACGACAAACTACTAGCGTGGCAAGACCAAAATCAGTGGTTTGGAAGCAACAAACGCATGACTTCATATGCTTTAGGGCTACATGAGGAACTTGTTGAGAATGGTATCCGCGTAGGCAGTGACGAATACTACCGTCGTATCGACACTGACATACGAGAAAGATTCCCCGACCAAGTTGGAGCCGGAGAATCCGCTGATGCGAAACCTCAGCGAACCAAGTCCAATGTTGTTTCACCGGCTACCCGTAGCACAGCGCCTAAAAAGATCGTGCTAACGCAGACGCAAGTGAATCTCGCCAAGCGGTTGGGAGTTCCTTTGGAACTGTACGCCCGTAAGGTTGCTGAAGAAATGAGGAAATAATTATGGAAAAATCTGCACGTCCTAGTCGTGATCTATCTACCCGCGAAGTAGCGGAACGTCCAAAACAATGGATGCCTCCTAAACTTCTCCCCGATCCAATCGCGGAAGAAGGCTACAAATATCGGTGGATTCGTATCGCTGTACAAGGTAAAGACGATGGAACCAATTATTCTTCTAAGCTTGCCGAGGGCTGGGAGCCTGTTAGAGCTTCTGATCATCCCGAGATTCGTTTGTTTAGCTCTGCTGCGGCAAAGTTTCCAGACAGTATCGAGGTAGGTGGTCTCTTGCTTTGCAAAACACCTGTAGAGTTTACTGAACAACGTAATGCGTACTATCGCCAACAAGCGGAAGCGCAAATGGAGTCAGTTGACAATACATACATGCGCGAAAATGATCCGAGGATGCCTATGTTCAAAGAACGTAAGTCCACGGTCACTTTCGGAAAAGGTACTTAAATTTTTTAGGAGTCTTAAATGGCAACTACTGCTGCACCCTATGGGCTACGACCCATAAATCGTATTGACGGAATGCCCTATGCTGGCGCAACAAGTCAATTCTTAATCGATCCTGCTGGCGAAGGTACTAACTTGTTTTATGGACAAGTTGTTATCATCGGCGCTGACGGTTATATCGCTCTGTCTACCGCTACCGGCGCAGATTTGACTACCAATAACCTTGGTGGTAATAATCTTGGTGCTATCGGCGTGTTTGTAGGCTGCTCGTACATCAACGCACAAGGCCAGCAAATTTACGGTCAGTACTACCCCTCCGGCACAACCGGTGTGGTAACTGCGTATGTTGTAACGGATGACAGCGTAACTTTCCAAGCACAACTGGACGGCGTTGCTGACCAGTCGGATCTTGGTGCTAACACTTTCTTTGCTGCCGTGCAGTCCACTTCTACAGGTTCTACCCGTACAGGTAACTCGACCAGCGCATTGGAGTCAACCACTCAGACCGCTGCTGCTGCGTTTAAAATTATCGGCTTTGCATCCCCCGTGACTGATGCTTTCCCAGATGTTCTGGTTAAGTTTAATCCCGGCGCACACGCCTTCAGCAACGCCGTTGGCATCTAAGGAGCTAAATCATGGCTATTTCACGCGCACAACTGCTCAAAGAATTACTCCCCGGCTTGAACGCTTTGTTCGGTCTTGAGTACGCTAAATACGGCGAAGAGCACAAAGAGATCTACGAAACAGAGACATCTGAGCGTAGCTTTGAAGAAGAGACCT